CAACAACACAAACTATTCCAGCAGACGAAAAAATAACCGGAAGTACACTCTTAGAAATTTTACAAACAGGACCAGAGAGTTTATCAGCTATTCTTAACAAACGCATTCAAGAAAGGGCAGAAGGTAGCCAAGCACCTATTAATAAAGATGAAATAGTTATAATGTTTCCTAACGATTTAACTTCTAGTTTAGGAATAGCCAATCAAGCAGGAACGGGAACAGAAAATTCTGCAGCAATGACTGAAGAAGAATTTTATCGATACAGAACAGGCGGTTCAATTGACGGTGAAAATGGAAATATTGAAACTGAATTATTAGAACAAGGCCGAGCATTTTATGAAAATTATTTAGAATCTCGAACAACTAATAATAATGTTGTAGCAGCAATTAGACGAGTAGCAGAAAGTGAAGCTGCAACAAACGCAATAGGAAAAGCAACCCCAGTAAGATCTATGGCCGAAGGAGGAGCAACACCGTTTGGCAGAGAAGTATATGCACATGATCGTCGGTCTGGCACTTTTAGAACAGATCAAATATCTATCTCGAATGAATTTAGATCATTCCAATTCCCTCAAAGTTCAAGTATAGAGCAAATAATTGAAGAATTAGTAATTATAAGTTCATATGGAAGAACAGCAGCACAAGCACAACCTGATGGAGATGGCATGATAAACTGGTATAGAGTTCATACCCAGACTTTTCTTGTACCAGACGAAGAAGTACGTAGACAAACTGGTGAAAACCCTAAAGTATTTGTGTATGCCGTAGTTCCTTATAAAGTGCATTCAAGCGTATTTTCTAATGCTTCTCAACCATCAGTAGCAGTCGAAGCACTAGCAACAAAGGCAGCAAAAACCTATGACTATATCTATACTGGACAAAACGATGATATATTAGATTTTGAAATACAATTTAATAATTCATTTTATAAAGCTCTAGGAACAAACATAAACGGCAGCGGAGATGCTAGGAACGCTACACGAGACGGTGCATCTAATCCTAATAATGCAAATTTCGACAATGCCGGCGGAACCGACTCCCCTACATACGGAGGTGACGCAGGTGTTAGAGAAACTCCGAATCCTAATGTCACAGGAAAAATCGGCGGCAGTACAAATGACACACCTGAAGTTCAAGTTGCACGAGCATTTAACGAAGCTATTGTAAATAATGGTGTCGATATGCTTACAATGGATTTAACCATTTTGGGAGATCCATTTTATCTTGCAGACAGCGGAATAGGAAATTATAATAGTCCTCCACTTGCTCAACAATACACAGTAGACGGAACAATGGATTATCAGCGAGGCGAAATTGAAGTGGAATTAAACTTTAAAACTCCTGTAGATTATAACTCAACAGACGGAAGTATTATATTTCCAAGCATAGACGATAATGTTCCTGTTGGAGCATTTAGTGGATTATATAAAGTTATAACAGTTCAAAATTCTTTTAGCGGCGGCAAGTTTACACAAGAGTTAAGATTGGTTAGAAGAAACAATCAAGACGAAAGAGAAGGTAGTGGAACACCGGATCAAACAAATGCAGTTAGATCGACTGACGGAGACGATACTACTCGCAGCGATAATGCAAATCCACCGAGTGCATCTAGTGGTGGTGGCAGTGGTGCTAATCCAAGTACTGCTACTGGCAGCGGAACAAGCGGTACTACAAGTACAAGCGGCAGTGGTGCTAGTACACCAACAACTACAACAACTACAACAACTACAACGACTACAAGAAGAGACGGTGTTGATGTTTGGGGTTTTCCGAGACCTAACAGATAGGAAAAATTTAAATGGCAATAGATGGACGTCCTAGAAGACAAAATATAGTACAAAATCCAGGACCGTACGAGGCAATTGTAGTATCTCATCTTGATCCTAAAAAAATGGGAACACTTCAAGTTGAATTATTAAGGAATAGTTCTTCGGGTAATCAACCAGAACGCTCAGGACAAATTGTTGCTGTAAAATATATGAGTCCTTTTGCAGGATCAACTCCAATTGGATCTAACACAACTAATGATGACTTCCAGGGCACACAAAAAAGTTACGGTATGTGGATGGTCCCGCCAACGCCGGGAACTAAAGTTCTTGTTATGTTTGCAGAAGGTAATATTGCAAGAGGATACTGGATAGGTTGTATTCCTGATACATATATGAATTGGATGACTCCAGATCCGTGGGCCGGGTCAGAAAACAATAATTTTGAACAAGGTCGACCGTTACCTGTAGGCGAATATAATAAGCGCACTACTACAACGACAGGAACAGATCCAAATGCTTATATTAAACCTTTAAATAACGACTTTTATACAATACTTTCTAGACAAGGTTTAACAGATGATCCTGTTAGAGGCCCAGGAAATCATTCTAGTAGACGAGAAATCCCGTCTCATATTTTTGGAATAAGCACACCTGGTCCTAGAGATAGACGCAACGGCGCACCTAAAGGACCTGTAGGTCCTAGTGAAACTAGAACGCAAACATTTACAAGTGTCTTAGGCGGACACAGTATTGTAATGGACGACGGCGATGAAAGAGAAATACGAAATAGTTATGCGAGTCAAGGTGCTAAGGAATATACTGATTTAGTTGCAAATCCTGATGCAACTACAGGAATAAAAACTATTCCTAAAGGTGAAATGATGCGCTTCCGAACACGCACAGGACATCAAATTTTAATGCATAATTCGGAAGATTTAATTTACATTGCAAATGCTCAAGGTAGTACTTGGATCGAATTAACTGCTAATGGTAAAGTTGATATCTATGCACAAGACAGTGTTAGTATTAGAACGCAAAACGATTTAAATGTAAGTGCTGATAGAGATATAAACATGACCGCAGCACGTGATATAAACTTTAATGCTGGAAGAGATTATAAACTTACAGTAGCAGCAAAGAGTGATGTTAAAATTGGTTCAGACCATCATATGGAAATTGGTGCTAACGAAGATCACTACGTTGGTGCAGATCAAAAAATATACATTGGTGCAAAAGGAGATAAGATAGTTGCTGGAAAACATTCATTAACAAATCAAGGTCCGTATGATGTTAACACTGCTGGAGACTATAGACATACACAAGCTAATTTAGAAATTTTAAGTAGCGGATATAATTACTTTACTTCAGGTAGAGAAACAGATATTGCCGCTGGCGGCGATATCGTAGCAACCGGTACTAATATACATTTGAACGGTCCAGCAGCTGACTCTGCATCTGAAGCAGATGCTGCTGCACAAGCAGCAGTTGCAACACCTGCGCTTTGGCCAGTGCGTGTGCCAGTACACGAGCCGTGGTTAGGTCACGAGCATTTAGATCCTGGAACATTTACTCCACAATATACACAAGCAGTTCCTTCGCCAAGTCCTGCACTAAGAGAAACTACTCCGCAGCTAGGTAGTGATGCAGATTTAGCCGGAAGTGGCGCAGCGTCTGGTGCTACAGTTAGTGCTGCAAATCTAAATGGTCCGCAAACAGTTGTACCAGGAGAAGTTGGACCAATAGGAGATCAACCAGCAAAACCTGTTGCAGTAAACGATATGCAACGATACTTCCTTAGTGAACTTATAAAGAAAATTGGATTAGATCCTGCAAATGCTCTTAAAACAGCAGATCCTAATAGACTTGCACCTGGTGAAACTCCAGGTAATGCAGAAGCATTAGGAATGGCAATGGCACAGATACAAGCAGAATGTGGATTTGCACCAAGAAGTGAAAACTTAAATTATAGAGCCTCTACACTTAGACGAGTGTTTCCAACTCGTGTTAGAACCGATGCTTTTGCACAAGAACTTGCCGCAGCAGGTCCTGCTGCAATTGGTAATACAATTTATGGTGGACGTTATGGTAACGCACAAAATGAAGGTTACAAATATAGAGGTAGAGGACTTATTCAGTTAACATTTAAAGACAACTATAGAACATACGGACCTAAAGCAGGACACCCTGAAATTGTTGAAAACCCTGACTTAGTTAATGATCCAGAAATTGCAACAAAGATTGCTTGTGCATATCTTGAATCAAAATCTATAAGTTGGGATAGTTACGATTTTGGAGCGTTAGGAGAACAATTCCGTAGAGCAGTTGGTTATGCTAACCAGGGTGGCGCAGAAACAAGAAATCGTATAGGACTAGGCAGAGGCTTTGCAAGTAAAATTATTACCGGTGATTTAATACCATTAGCAAGCATTACTACAGAACCTGCAGGTACAAATATCGAAGCAGGTAATAGAGTTGATCCAGATGATCCTAATGCTGCCGGGCCACAATAGAGGGTAAATACTGTTATGAGTACTCAAGAGAAAAAACTATACAAAGAAATTGAAGTAAAAACAAATAAACGTCCTGCACCTCAAATCGAAAGTCGTGCATACAAAGGTATTTCTACTGTTAACAATGATAGCAATAGTTTTAATTTGTACGACATTGCTCTAATTAAACAAGATATAATCAACCATTTTCATATTAGAGTTGGTGAAAAATTAGAAAATCCTGAGTTTGGCACTATTATTTGGGACGTATTATTTGAACCTATGACCGATTCGTTAAAACAAGCAATAGCAAATAACGTTACATCTATTATTAACTATGATCCGAGAGTACAAGTCGAACAAGTTACTGTAGACACATACGAAAGCGGTATTATGATTGAGTGTACTCTTACATACTTACCTTATAATATATCAGAAAGTATGCGTATGAAGTTTGATGAAGACAACGCAATTCTTGTATAAAGAATTAAGTACGTACTTTTCTAATCGTAATAAATACTGTAACACATAAAGGAAAGCAAGTATGTCAAGTACAGACAGACAAAATAGATTATTATTAGCAGAAGATTGGAAGCGTGTATATCAAACCTTCCGTAATGCAGATTTTCAAAGTTATGACTTTGATAATTTACGTAGAACTATGATTAGTTACCTCCGTCAAAATTATCCGGAGGACTTTAACGATTATATTGAATCAAGTGAATACCTAGCACTAATTGACCTTATTGCTTTCCTAGGTCAAAATATTAGTTACCGTATTGACTTAAATGCTCGTGAAAACTTCTTAGAACAAGCAGAACGCCGCGAAAGTGTGTTACGTTTAGCAAGATTGCTTTCCTATAATCCTAAACGTAACCAAGCAGCAAACGGCTTGCTGAAGTTTGAATCTGTAAGTACAACAGAAGAGCTATATGATTCTAACGGAACTAACTTGTCAGGACAAACAGTTCTTTGGAACGATATTTCAAATCAAGATTGGTATGAACAATTTATTAAAGTATTAAATTCTGCATTACCTGCAAATTCAGTTTACGGACGTCCGATAAAATCAGGAATAGTAAATGGTATAAGTGCTGAACAATACAGAGTAAACGGCACAAATACTGACATTCCGATTTATGGATTTAGTAAAAACGTTGATGGTAAAAATACACAGTTTGAAATTGTATCAACTGGAATTGAAAATGATGATATAATTGAAGAGTCGCCACTACCAGGAAATAATTTTGCATTCTTATATAGAGATGATGGTCAAGGAGCAGGTAGTTCGAATACAGGGTTTTTCTGTCATTTTCGTCAAGGACGTTTGGATCAAGGAAACTTTAGTGTTTCTAATCCTTCAACTAATCAAGTAGTTGCGCTAGATGCAGTAAATGTAAATAACTCAGACATATGGTTATACAAATTAGATAATATAGGAAATGAAACAGAGCTGTGGAGTAAGGTTGATGCTGTAGAAGGCAACAATATTGTTTACAATAGTTTAAGTAAAAACGTTAGAAACATTTATAGTGTTCTTACTAGAGTAGAAGATAGAATTAGTTTAATTTTTAGTGACGGAACGTTTGGTCAACTACCGAAAGGATCATTTAAAGTTTATTATCGTATTAGCGATAACAGAAGTTTTGTAATTAGTCCTGACGAATTAATTAATATAACTATTTCTATTCCGTATCAAAGTAAGACCGGAACTAGTGAAAGATTAACTATTGGATTAGAATTAAAGTATACAGTTGATAATGGAACTACTTCTGAAACTAATGCAGAAATAAAAGCAAATGCTCCTGCAACGTACTATACTCAAAATAGAATGGTTACTGGAGAAGATTACAATATTGCTCCATTAGCAGTAAGTCAAGAAATCATAAAAGTAAAAAGTGTCAATAGAACATCAAGTGGAATATCAAGATATTATGATTTATTAGATGCTACTGGAAAATATAGTAAAACAAATCTATACGGCAAAGACGGCGTAATTTATACACAATATCTAACCAGTAAACAAAATTTTACATTTAATACAAGAACAGATATCGAAGGTGTAATTAAAAATCAAGTAGAAAGTATTTTAAGCGATTATAAGACTAAAAACTTTTACTATTCTAGATTTTCTAAAATACTAGTCGGAGATTTAGGTGCTAGATGGAATCAAGTTACAAAGGCACAAAATATTTCAACTGGATTTATTAGTGATGCTGATGCCTCTAAATTAAGAACTGGATCTTTTACAGGCTCTACACTACAATATTTAGAACCTGGAGCAATGTTAAAGTTTGAAGCACCTCAAGGCTATCATTTTATGC